TTATTTTTTCGCCTTCACAGGAAGAATCAGAGCTGACAGCTTGTCGAGCGCCGCGCGCTGGGCATCTACCTGAAGGTGAGCATACCGCTGCGTCGTCTGAACATTGCTGTGCCCCAATATCTTACTGATCGTGTAGAGGTCGACATCCAGACTGAGCAGAATGCTCGCGCACGAGTGCCGCAAATCGTGGAAATTCACATGCGGCATGCCGGCCTTCACCCGACCTCGCCGCCACGCTGATTTCACACCGTCCACCGTGAGTTGCAGAGGATAGTACTCAAGCCATGGACGCAGCGCTGGAATGATCGGAATCACTCGCATGCGGAGCGTCTTCGTGTGGCTTGCAGGTAGCGTGATGGTATCGACTCCGATATGCTCCGCCCGAATTTTGAACAGCTCGCCACGTCGCGCTCCAGTCAGGAGCGCACCCCAGATCGCCGCCTGCGCATCCTTGCTGCAGTGTCGCGCAATCTGCTCAACTTCCGCAACCGACAGGAAGACTTCTCGCTTGTTGTTGACCCGTACAGACTCGATCCGCAGCCCGTGATTTTCACTGGTAAGCCGGCGCTTCCAAGCTAAGGTGAGCCCCTTTTTTGCGCAGGCCAGGGAGCGATTGATTGTCGCGGGTGCGTAGGCCGGCCGCTTCTCTTTGGTTTTAGGATCTTCGATCAGCTTAGACATGTCGCGGATCACGTTATCTGCAAATTCCTGCGCCTGGCTGGCGCGGTATTTTTCAGCCCATGGCGCGAGGCGAAGCGCGTGCTTTGTCGATGTCTCTTCGCTGCGCAGGCCTGCCGCGTGCTCGATGTAGATTTCCAAGATTTGTAGCATAGGCGGATCGCCAGGCATGTCGATTTGCTTCTTGACTGGCGCGCGCGCCACGGCGCCTCGCATTTCCGCCTCGATCAGCTTGGCATCACGCGAAGTTGTACCTTTCGGCAGGATTCTGTGAAATCTTTGGCCGGCGACCATGAACCCGATGTGCTTGCGACCGTCTTTGTCGTCCCAGATGGACATTGTTGATGTTCCTTTAACCATTTTTTGCATTCCACCAAATCGTAGCGTTTCGCGCGCTTGCCGACTGGCGTGTAGGGGAGGCCGCTTTGTTCAAGGCGGCGAATCGTCGACTCGCTAACCCCTAACGCTGCACAGATTTGCTGGCGATTCAGCCCTCCGGATGTTGTCTTGGCAACGAGTTCCGCCACTCGCTGCAGTTCGTCATCGCTCATCATCATGATCGCGTCTCCCTGGAAACCGTCCGTACCGTGCGGAGGAGGGCCATGGTTCGAGCGATCTCGCCTGGATTAATTGCCAATGGCGACCGCCGTGGTGCGATGAGAGCCTGTAGCTTATCTACCTTGGCGGTGAGTGTGGCGATGGCACGCAGCAAGTCGGCATTCGATGGCTCAACTGACGTTGCGACGTCGAGAAGGCCGCAGCGTGCCAATACTGGGATATCGTTACTCATGTTGCTTCCTCAATAATCGTTATGTCACATGGCCGCACCGGATCGGCACAACCCTCCAGGTAGACGACCATTTCCGCATCACCCTTGTGGTGGCAAAAACCGGCGATGAACCGCTTCAAGCCAGCGTGCAGCACTGGACGGCACAACTGCTTGCAGCGGTGGATCATGCGGTCGTGGCGGTCCGCCGCGTCCTGCGCGGTCTCGGCCGGCGCTGCCGGCAGCTTGTCGCGCGCGCTCATCGGATCCACCAGTAGTACACGTTGGCCAGTGCCGCCGCGCCGTAGAGCAGGGCGATCAACCAGAACGCGCGCCGCCGGCAGTGCGGATCGCTGGACATCGGGGCTTGCAGGTCTTCGTTCACAGCTTCTCCAGTTCGTCGGGTGGTGAAAATTCATACGGTGCCGGTGGCATCTTTTGGCCGGTTGCCGCCTCAATCCGATCTACTACGCGGCGCGCGGCGAACCACCCGTGACAAACCTTGGATGGCCTGCCGCGTTGGTCAAGGTGCTGATGGCACATGAACGGCACATCTTCGGCCACGGCCTTCATCACATCGAGCTGTGTTTGCAGGCAGCCGTTCGGTACGGTGCCGGAACGGAAGGCGCAGGACCTGCAACGCTCGTCGGCCTCACCTTCACTGGTCAGCGCAGCGCACTCGCTGTCTTCGAGCTGCGCCGACAGCGAGCCGAGCTTCTTTCCCTCTGGGCTAACGCGGTGGTGATCATGGGCTTCCTTCATGGCGCCACCCGCGAAAATTCAATGCACCAGACCCACGGATCGGCATTCCAGATGTCGGCGCCGTTGATCGACTCCCACAGCGCGGCATAGGCGGCAATGGGGTCGGAGTACCGGACGGGACTGCCCCTGAACGGCTCGTAGGCCGCATCCGGCAACGGATATTCGCTGTCGCGCCAGAAGTGCTCGTAGCTGACCAAGCCTTCGGCGCGCGCATCCGCCGCGCTGCACTTGTCCAGCCGCTCCATTCGCACGCCGGTGATTTTCAGCAGGATCCGGCAGGCCGCGCGCGGCATGAAGATGGCAGGGCGCTTGTACCAGCCAGGCAGCCCGCCGCCGCGCCCCTTTGCCAGCGGCACATCAGGATTGTCGGCCGCGTACTGGTGGTGCCGGTCGCATTCGACGGTCATATCGACGAAATGCCACTCGTCGCGCTTCTTCTTCGCGCTGTGGCGCGTCTCCCACCGACCGAAGGCGTAGAAGGTTTCGCGCACCCAGATGCGGTGGCCAGGCTGCCCATATGGGCATACCAGCATATCGCAGGTATAGTCGGACAGGCCCACGTCTTGGCCGGGTTCGTACATCTTGGGCTGCGGCTTGACCACGCGTCGAGTTTGCGACTTGCTGCCATCGAGAAGCGCGCGTACCATCGGCGGGCTGAATAAAATTGCGTGTTCTTTCACATCCCCACGTTGAACTACAGTGTGGTCCGCGAATTGGATATTCGAGTGTCGGCTCATGTTAAAATTACACTCCATCTAATTGAGCGTTTTCATGGATATTGATTTCCCAGTTGCCGCTGTGTACGACAGCCACCGTCTTGGTGTTCGTTTTTTTGTCCGTGTCGACCGACTACCGCGCATGTGTTTGGTCTCGGACGAGGCGCTGAATGATCACTTCGGCGGCGACTCTGCGAAGAACGATGCCGATCGCGTGGCACTGTTCGTAGCTCATCGCCCAAGATTTGAGGGCATAGTCCGCGCCTATATCGGCGGCGGCCACGAAGGCGACATTCTGTTGACCACAGACGACTTCGCGTGAGCGATGCTCACGCTGTACCGCCTTCGATTTGCAGCAGGCCGGCTGCCGTTGCGTGGTCCAGCACAGACTTGCCGTTGCCGAGCATGATCTGACCAAGGAACGCTCCTTCGAACGACAGCACTCCAATTTCGATCATGGTGACCTGCGACTTCACCCAGTCGCGCAGGATCGAGCAGACGCTGATCTTTGCCTGCTCTAGCGCGTTCTTCTCGTGCTGCGGCCGGCTGGCCTTCATGCGGCTGGAGTGCGGATGCTCCTTCAGCCAGGCCGCAGCGTAGCCGCGATAGCTCGCCTTCACCGACACGTCGACGCCGCGATGCGTAAATTGCACCAGCAGGTGGCCGGCTTCGTTGTCGGTCATGTGACCGAACCGGGCGCAGCCGAAGCTCGTCAGGATCTTGCCGATTTCCTCCAGAGCATTGGCGCCGCTGGTGGAGTTTTCGTAAGGGAGTGCCATGCTAAAATTGTCCTTGTTTAATTATCAACTTGTTGATGAGGTTCCAATGACTGTTCCAGCCGAGCTCAAATACAGCGATTCTTTCGAACACGAAGGCTATGAAGTAAAAATTGCTGTCTACGAATCTGAATTAGCTACCCCCGGTCATTGGACGGGTGTTTTTACGATAATCCTCAAGGGTCACGCCGAATACATATGGCACGCAGCGGCCGGGCATCACTTCGGCGATCGCGAGTCCGCACGCCTGACGGCACGCACCGTGGCCAACGAGTGGATCGAGAATGAGCTCCGGCTGAAATGACCTACTCCAACAAATCGCGGTCGCCGTTTGAATGCATAGGCCCAACTACAGTGCCCTCCATCGCATGCAGTAGTCTCGACGCCCGGTTGTAGCCGATCTTCAGGTGGCGCTGCACCAGCGATACCGAAGCGCGCTGATTGGTGCGAACCACGGCCACGGCCTGCTCGTACAGCGGATCGCTGGCGCTGCCGTCGCCGGCTGGCGCATCGGCGCCAAGGCTCGTCACCACGCGCTGCTCGCGCACCTGTTCATCGCCGGCTGCGGGGCGCGGGCTTGGCTCCGCAAATTCCACCGCCGCAACCAGGAACAGTTGGGCCGAGGTCGAGCCAGTGGCTTGCTCCTTCGCCAGCGCTGTGGCTGCCTCGAGGGCGCCGCCAGCTTCGTCCATTCGCTCCCGGACGCGCGCCATGTAGGGCTCGATCGTCTGCTCGTACAGCGTGCCCAGCACGTCGCGGTGGAGGGCGCGCTGCTTGTACAGTTCCGCACCCAGGCGCACGGCCCGCTCGATCTTCGGCTGGCCGGCCGGTGCCGCGCGCGCGCCTTCGCCAGCCGCGCCTTCCGTCGCCTCGCCGCCCAGCGCTTCCACCAGGTCTGCCAGCATCTTGGCCAGCTCGCCGGTCATGAGCATGAAGTCGCCGTCGAAGCGCTCCTGGTCGTTGCGGATCGCTCCCTTGTCGTTCTCGGTCAGAACGTCCAGCGGCTTCACCGACTTGACAGCCAGGCTCTCGTCCAGCACGAAGCTGATCTTGCTGTCCCAAGTCATCGCGAGGCGCGTGCATTGCTTGCCGCCTCGAATGTGCCAGAGGATGCTCGCTGGATCGAGCGTGTGCTTCTTATATGCGACCTGCGCCTTGCTCTCGCCGGTGGCGCGCAGCGTGGCGTCCTGGTCGACCGTGAATCCGGCCGGCGCCTCGTCATGCTCCAGCCAGCCGGTCATCATGCCCACCGGCGAGCGCTGCACGCGCAGGCTCTCCAGCGGCATGCAGTCGACCGACTTCAGCAGCATTTTGATTACTTCATCCGCTTTGGTTGCGCTGGACGCATCGACCGCAAGCCAGCCGTTCACCGGATCGATCCAGACGAAAGTCTGCGCCTTGATACTGAACGCGCGCGGCAGCAGCTCGTCGGCTACGCGCTCCTTCAATTCCTTCATCGCCTTTTTGCCGGGCGCGAAGCCCTGTGCCTCTTCCAGCTCGGCGGCGCGCGCGGCGGCGACTTGGTTGATGACCGTGGCAGGCAGCAGCTTCTTTTCGGTTTCGCGCTTGATCAGCATCTGCTTGTTGACGGTGTGCACGAGGCCGCCGTTCGGGCGCGGCGCGGACCAGCCTTGGCGCACCAGTTCATTGCTGCTGGCTGGCGCGAAGGCCTGCGGGGCGAGAGCATTGGCCAGTGCATCGGCGGTCATTGCCCAAGGTGCCGGCAGCCGGTAAATTTGAAGGTTTCGAAAGAACATGGTAAATCCTTGCGTATGGTGTGCCGATTACTCCGCGCGCGGCGCGATGTCGGCATCGGTGATGGTGTAGGGCTGCACGTTGTTGACGGTGTAGAAGGTCGGCGCGGCGTGTTTGGAGACCCAGGTAACGAGGAAGTCGCTCAGTTCCTGCACCGCTTCGTCGCTGACGTTCGGGTAGTCCTCGCCGTATTCGCCGGCAATGTCGTAGGCGCGTTCACCCATCGTTTCAAGGATGACTTCCACGTCGATCAGTTCTTTGGCCGCTGGATGGGATGCCTCACCACGGAATACCACCGCCCCTGCTGCCAGTTCGTGGTTGTCGATGAGCTCATCCAGCGTGCGCGCGTTGTAGTTTTCTTCATCCACAGACCAGCATTCCTCTGCGGCTGGCATTGCTTTGTTCTCGATTGTGGCGTTCATGTGAACCTCAATAGTTGGTTGATCACGTCATCCAGGTCTTGCCTGGTGTATCTGGTCAAAATTCGCCGCAGCACCACGTCAACGGTCGCGTTGTACAGCTGCTCAAACTCGACTTCGTCCATCAGGCCGAAGCTGATGCTTTTTGCCTCCAGCCTGACCTCGCTTCGCAGGTTCACCGTCGACTCGTAGAACCCAGCGAGGATGATCAGATCCTTGCGGAAGCGTTCCTTGTTCTTCGCCACCGGCATGCCCTGGTAGGTCAGCTCGCCGCTGGGCTCCCACTGCTCGAAAGCGAAGTCGAGCAGGGCGAAATACTTCTTGTGAAACTTGTAATTCCGGACCCGCTTAAAATCGGCGTGGGTCAGTTCGCCGGCTTTCATTTTCTGGATGAAGGCCGCCGCTGCCTCGTCGTGTGGCACGAGGATGTTGGAGACCTTCATCAGCACGATGTCGGTCAAGGCGGTCCCCCGACCTGGTTTTGAGCGCGGCGCTTCATTCGTCGATGTCGCAGAAGATGCTGCGCACGCCGTTGCTACGCAGCAGGTGCGGCTCGCCGTTCGGCTTGAACTGCGAGCCGCTGTATCGCTGGCCGCCCGGCAGCGCCGACGCGTAAAAGCGCTCGTGGTACGCCAGCGCGTCTGCGTGCATGTTCGCCATCAGCACCTCGGCGCCGACGCGGCGCGCCCACACCCACTGAGGACCGTCTTCGCTGTCGTGGATCGACAGGGTGAACCATCCTTCGCCAGCGGGCGGCTCACAGAACCAGTCGCGTACATGACAGGCGTTCTGCTCGTAGTAGGCGTCGTACGCCGGGTGCGTGTCGTCCTCGCTCTCCAGCGAGCTAAAGCGGGTTTCCAGGCCCTGGGCGATCAGCCAGGCTTTGTAGGCCTGGTGGTCCTCGTCGAAGTCTGGAATGCCGTTGTGTCCATACCAGCCGTCTTCGTCGCGCTGCGCCGGCAGCACTGCAATCAACGGCAGACTGGCGAACATGCTGGCCAGCGAGCTCATGCTGCGACCTTCACCGGCGTCACGCGCTCCAGCAGGTAGCAGCCGCTAATGCCTTTCAGCCAGATCACCGCGCTATGGCCGCTCAGCACCTGAGCCTCGCTCGTGGTGATGGTTTCGCGAACCTCGCCACCGTCCAACTGCACCGTGACGGCGGCGCCGACCTCGTTCGCAGCATTGAAGTTGTCGCATTCGGCTTGCAGCTTGTCGGTTGCCGCTGCCTGGCGTGCGGCGCGGCTCATGCTGCTTGCTCCTGCTGGTGCTCGGCTGCGGCGTTGGTGGCCGGCGCCGGCACGCCCATGTTCTGGTACGGGTGCTTTTCGGCGTGCGGCTTGACGTGCTGTTTAAAGTGGCGGCCGATCGATTCCGCGCCAGCGAAAGCGGTGTACTCCGCAACGCTGAAATTGCGGTAGTGGTACACGTTGCCCGGCTGACCCTTGTGGAAGAACTGGATTGCCAAGGTTTCGCTGGCGGCCTCATGGCCGATAGCAGCGATCTGGCTGGAAGCGACTTTCATCAGCGGGATGGAATTTGCGGTTTGCATGGTGTGCTCCTGGTGGGTGGTAGTTATGCTGCAGCGCCCAGTTCGGCGCGAAGGGTTGCGATATCGATGACGACCAAACGCTCGAGTAGGGCTGCCAGCGGCAAGCCGGCGGCGCTGGCCAGCGAGGTCAAAAATTCGATGTCCTGCTGCGCCTCGCGGTCGGCGGCGTCGAACAGGCCGGCCGTGGCCGTGGTGGTGGCCGGCGCCGGTGCCGCGCGCAGGGGCTGGTCTTTGTAGAAGCTGGCGGTGCGCTGCACGTCGGCGGTGCCGCTGGTGGCCGGTGCTGCCGTGGAGGCGCGGTCCTGCGCGGCCAGGTCGTTGGCCTCAGCGATGGCCGACGCGGCGGTGTGTTGGCGCGCTGCGCTGGCGGCGGCTGCCTTCTGCTCCAGCTGGGCCTTCACCTCGGCGGCTACGCGGTCGCGTTCAGCCTTATCGGCAGCAGCCTGCCGCTCGGCGGCGGCTTTGGCCTCGGCGGCAACGCGGGCTTGCTCAGCGGCGGCGCGCTCGGCGTCAGCCTTACGCTCGGCAGCCAGCTTCTCGGCGGCGGCCGCTTCGGCCTTGGCCTGCTCCTGCGCGGCGATCTGCGCGCGCAGGGCATCTTCCTTGGCCTTTTCGTCGGCCTTATGTTTATCGATGCGCGTGGTCACCACCAACTGGAAGTCGTCCATGGCCTTGCCGATGATCTGCGCCATATCCATGAACAGGTGGCCGTAGCCGGCGGCATGTTCCTTGCACCAGGCCTGCTTGGCGCGGTAGTCGGCAGCCTGCTGGTTGGCGGCGACCTTTGCGTTAGCCAGCGTGGTGTTGACGGCGTTGTGCAGGCTGGCCAGCGTCCGCAGGCTCTTCATGGCGCCGGCGAAATCCGGCTGCGGCAGCGCAAGGCGCAGCGGCATGATTTCCTTCTCCAGCGTGGCTACGTGCTCGGTGTATTCACGTTTGCCTTCGTTGAGGATGGTTTCCTTGATCTGCTCTTTCCGGGTCTTGACCAGCTTCTCCAGCTCCAGGCGCTTGGCGCGGAACTGGGCCTTGATGTGGTCGACCGTGCGCATCACCTCGTCGATAGTCGAGGTCTGCGCCAGCGCGGCGGCCTTGGCCAGCTCCAACTTTTGCTCCGCCTCGCCGCAGAACTTGACGTTATATTCCGCGTCAGCGAAATCCTGATCGTCCTGCAAGTCAGTTTTGATCGTGGTGAGAAACTTCTCTGCCGCCTTCTGGTAGGCCATGAGGTTGCTGCTGACGACCTTGCCCTCGGTCTGCACAACCAAGGCGGGCAGGGCGGCGGCCGGCGCGGCCTCGGGCTTCACCGCGTGGTCGACCTGCGTGTAATTGGCAACGTCGATGTCGAACTGCTCCCATCCGGCCACGATGCGCGCGAACCAGCTGGTGTCGGGATACACCCACATCCACACCATGTTCTCTTCGGTGCCGTCGGAAGTCATGAACATCCATTTCTCAGCACCGGTGACCATCAACTGCTGCTGGACCTGCGGTTGGTGCTCATCCGGCAGCACGCCGGCGGCCACTGACGCGGCCAGTTCGGCGTTCCACTGCTTGTGCTCGAAGCCGATGGTTTCGGCCATGGTCAGTCCGTCGCACGATGCGCTTTCGCGGCCCAGCGACAGGGTTACCGGATACAGCTCGTCGTCGATGATGCGTTCAGCGAACGGGCGCGCCAGCGCCTCAACTTCATGGCCGTAGTCCAGGATGTTTTCCTGCACCCAGTCGCTGAACTCTTTCGCCAGGCCGGTGGCCTTCATGCGTACCAGTTCAGTGCGGGTTACTTTCTTGGACAGGCCGAGCATGGCTGCCGCCTCGCTGGCGCCGTGGTGGTCGAAGCGGAAGGCGTGCCAGTCGTCGCTGCCTTGCAGCAGGTTGTGGATTTCGCGGCTCAGTATGGTTTCGCGCAGCATGATTATTCCTTGTTAGTGGCCGAAGCCGTTTGTTTTCCCCAGGAGAGGATTGCTTTCTTCTGTGCTTCGGTGAACGTGGCTCGCGTGCTCACCATGGCAAGCAGTTGCTCCGACGTCTTTTTCCCGTCCTCCACCGTCTTGCGCCATTTAGGTGCTTCAGCCTCGAATTGCTGGTCGCTGCATGGAGGCGGACCCTCTGGCTTATTTGGCTGGTTAGCGCCCCCGCTGGTATGGGCGTCGCCCTGGTGCTGGTCATCAGCACCACCACGACCGTCGTCGTCCGGTTGATCGTGAGTTGCGAGGCCACACGCCGCGAGAAGGGTGTAGCGCTGCAAGTAGGTTATGGTCGATGCAACCTGCTGGATGGCGTTCTTCTTGCCTGAGTTGTCTGGCGGCGCGATCATGCGCGTCACCTCTGAGTGACCCATTGCGTGGGTGATCGCGCAGGTAACGGCGATCAAGCCGCTGTCCGGCTGCTCGCTATCCCATCGATGCGAGAAGCCATGCGCTCCCAGCGCTTCAACTACGGCGCCGCACACCGCGCCCAGCGTAGAGTGCTTGTAACCGGTGAAAGAGCCATCCTTGTTGTGGTAGCCGACAGCCTTGTCCTTCATGATCTGCGGCGGATTACGCTTGAACTCGGCCATGGCGGCGACGTAGGCTTTGCGCGCCTGACTCGCCTCTAGGCGCTCTTGCAGTTCAATGAAGGTTCGCAGTTCGTCCATCGATGCGCCGCGCGCTGCGGCGTGCGCCACCAATTCAAAAGCGTTCGTGGCGACCTGACGCGTCGGCTGGGTTGCGACCTGGTGCGTAGCTGCCGCCGCAAGAGCGGTGGAAGCACTATCCACCGCCTCCATGTCCAGAACTTCGTTCATGCTTCCCATCTCATTCTCCGGTTCAAATTGTTGACTTCGTTATTCAGCAGCGCCAGACGCAGTGCATGTGCTGGGCGGTGGCCGGCGCGATAATTGCGCAACACGGTGGCGGCGAGCGAGGCGAGAGCGATCACTTGTCCGCTTTCCCGCGCCAGGCTGCCAGTTCGCGTGCGGCGCTCTCTTCATCGGCACGCTGCAGGTCGGCATAGATGACCATCAGCACAGCGACGGCGGCGGCCGTCACAATGAAGTCACGGAGCAGCTTCATGGCGAGCCTCCTTGCGTGCACGGCGTTCGGCGGCCTGGTCGCGGCCCAGCTGGATTGCCTTCTGCAGTTCCTCCTTGCGACGTGCGGCAGGCACGCCCATGCCTTCGAGCGCGATTTCCAGTGCGGCCAAAGACAGGGTGCTGAGTGGCTTGCCTGTCAGCAGGCGCACCTGCTTTTGCAAAGCTGCGAAAGACTGGACGCTCACGGCCGCACCATGACGGTTACGCCCATGGCACCGGCGTCGTAGGCTGCGTTTGCCAGTTGGCCCGCATCGCCGATGGCGGTGTAGCTGCGTGCGCCGGCGGCGGTGCGTGCGGTCACGGTGTAGGTCAGGCCGAACTCGCGGCGCGCCAGCTGCGGCGCTACGCTGTTGCGGCCACGGCCGTCAATCTCGTAGCGGCTGACGTGGCTCCCAGCCGGCGCCACTTCCGGCGCATCCAGGTTGCCAGCCATCAGCGACTCGTTCAGGCCTGAGTCTTGATAGGCAAAGGCGAGGGCTGCGAATACGGCGAGGCGCGACTGGCGGCCGGCGGTGATGTGGGTTACGGTGCTCATGCGGCAATCCGCATCTGTTCGGCCGCCGCCGCGCGGGCACGCGCTTTTGCTTCGCGCTTTGCCTTGCGCTCAAGGAACGCATCTTTGCGCGGATTGCCGCCGACGCGACCGAGAATTTCGAGGTGGCGTGCTTCGCGCTGATTGGCCGTCAAACCAAGGCCGCGCATCGCGACTTCGTGGATCTGTTGGGTGCGGCGGGAGTACGTGCGCGACTGCGCGCACAGCGTCAGTATCTGGTCAAGGGTATCGCGAAGGTCGCTCATGTGTTTCTCCGTGTTGACTTCGTTGTTGACCGGCTTTCACCATGTCCGGCATGGGCCTGTGCGCGATCAGGCTCGCGAGTGGTAGATTCCATGCAGTACAGCGCGGTGCTGCGGCCTTTCAGCCCTGCTGCGAATGGATAGTTTTCTGCTTGTTACATGGCGCGGTTGTCTGCGCATTCACCACATGGCTCCCGGCTGACCGCTGGCCAGCACGTCGAGAGCTTTCTACGCACACCTGGCTGGCGGCCCACGTCGCAGCACTTACCTCGACCGCCAGCCGGCAGCCATGTGGTTCCCGCGCTTACCCGGCGCGGAACGGCTTGTTCCATTACTTGATCTTGTAATACCGGTTCAACTCGGGATCAGGCTGCGGATCCACAAACGCATCCGCGATCATCCAGATCAATCCGAGTAAAAAAATGAGCCTGATCAATGTGTCTTTGTTCATGACCGCTTCTCCTGATTGGTTCCCGCGCTTGCCCTTTCGGGTCGACTGCGCGGGGGAGTCGAGGCATTTCAGATCCTGCTGGGCGCATTTCTATCGCCTGGCCTACGGCTATCGCTGCGTTGTGCACCGGGGCAGCGCGCTCCGGATTCGGATCAAGGTGGCTCGGCGGCGAAAGCACGCTCCCACTGCATGCGCTCGGCGCGCGCTTCCTGCTGCGACACCAACTGCAACTGGTGGGCGCTGGGCATGGTGCGGTCGCAGAAGTCGCTCATCTGGCGCAGCTGCTCGCGGGTCAACCAGACTGCGACATCGATGCTGTCGGCGGTGCCACTGAGCGATGCGTGCTCGACTTCGTAGCCGGCCTCATCGAGCGTGCCGAACAGATCCAGGCGCAAGCCGTCGTGTTCGTAGCCGAGGCGCAGCAGGCGCGCCGTGCTCGGCACCAGCGGCTGCGTGACGACCAGCACCGCGCGCAGTTGTTCGTCACCCTCGCGCACCGGCGCTGCGATGTTGCCGGCGCGCAGCTGGAGCAGGGCGGCGGAGATTGGGGCGTTCATGCGGTCTCCGCGTCGATCTGCTCGTACGCCAGCGCCAGGATGTCGGCGCGGTACGAATTGACTTCACCGAACAGCGCGCACGGCACCTTCACCGGCTGCAAGTCCTGCTTGCGCGAGAGGGCGGCGGCGCGGCGGCCGATGCGGTTCATGTCGGTGATGGACAGGGTGATGGAGCGCGCAGCGCAGAGCTCGGCCACGGTCTGCATCCCGTCGGCACCTTTGGCAACCGGCAGCGACTTCACAAGCTGCAGGTGCTTCTTGGGCGCCAAGTCTTCTGCGGCCAGCTCCACCAAGTTCATGCCGGTGGCGCTCGGCACGCCGATGATCAGGGCGATCATTTCGCCACCTTAGCGGCGTACGCGGCGTCACCGCGATGAGTTGCTTCTGCGAGTGCTGCGAGTTCTGCTGGGGACATTTTGTTCTCCATCGTGGTTGATGCGTCGACGGAGAAATAATAGCAAAGCTATTTGATAGATGTAATAGCGGTGCTATTAAATAATTTCGTAGCGTTGCTATTTGTTGAATGATTAGTATTAGAAGGGTATTTCTGACTCTTTCGCTGGCAGCACGGCCAGCCGCCAGTCGATCTCATCCGTATTGATGTTCTTGATGATGTTGGTGGTGTCGAAGTGCGCGAAGCTACGCGAGAAGCCTCCGATGCGCGGCGAAACCAAGATGATAGGCAGAGCAGGGAAGTAGCGCTGAACGTCGGCAATCAGCCGCGCGCCCGGCACCGGATAGGTCTGATCCGGCTCGACCAATATCGCGGCGAGGGTGAGGCGTTTGATGGTGACAATGGCTACTGGATATTGCATGCCGGCATTATCCCCCAACCGCGCTTAGAGCGAGGCCGCGATTCAACAAGGTGCATCTGACACGGGCAACGTTCTAGGCCAAGATCCCAATGGTTGAGCTACCGCATATTTCGGCGTAGCATAAGGTTAAAACGTCTACTGAGGCGAGCTATGGATGATGTGACGACTGGAGACTTGGTACGACGCCTTGGTGGTGGGCACGAGATGTTGGCCATTGGGCGAGCCGACGACCAAGACTTGAAGCCCGGCTCAGTTCCGACTATGTTTTGCGCGTGGGAGGAGGAACATGAACTCCGAGTCGAGGTCTTTCCGATGAAGGAACTCGAGTTGGTACGCAGTGAAAGGCGGCGAGTACCGCGCGGCGGCGAATTGCAATTCCCGGTCAAACAAAGGGTGGGTGACTCCCATCATGAAGCCTAGACATGTTTTTGCCGCAGCGGCATCTCTGGCCCAGCCGAAGACGCAGAGGACTTAAGTGGCGCTTTAAGTTGCTGTTATCAAATCCTCCAAGTCACTACTACGTTTGTGACGCCAGTGATAGCGAAACAAACCATATTGGCGGAGGGCATAGCCAGGGCATGTGGCCAGTTAAAGCGGACCTGCCACCTTGACATTATTGCTTCTGATCTGGGGGGCGGAGCAAATTGCACGCGGACCGGACGCGTGTTTATGTCCTGCATGAGCAACCAGGATTCTATATCGCTGCATTGCCGATGGGTGCCCTGGAATCTCGCGAGGCATGTAGCGTAGTTCTGCATCATCAGCCCCTGCTTATATTACTTAGTAGACGGTGAAAAAGTACAGGGCCCCAGCGACTGCACGATGATTTCAGCGCCCACTGACTTAGACAAATATTTGTCGAAGCCGGCGTCGAAAGCAGCTTTTCTATGCTCTGCGGAGTCGTAGCCTGAGTGCGCGATCAGTAAAAGTTTACCGAATCGAGGATTCGCCCTAAGAGCTCTTGCAAATGCGTACCCATTCATCATTGGCATATTCAAATCGGAGATGCACGCATCCGGATTAAATGCTTCTATGCATGCTAGAGCGTCATGTGGCGAAAGAAAACTGATGACGTCATAGCCGAGGAATTGCAGCAGTTGATGCAGAACGTATGCTGCGTCTGCATTGTCATCAAGGATGAGTACGCGACGAGGACGTTCGCCGACACCTTGAAGAGGCAATGCCGCACTTGTAGATTGGGTAATCGGCTGCATAAGTTCACCTTTCGCCCCAGTGAAATTGCACTGAGCGAGGGCAAACACAGTCAGCCTACTGATTGTAGAGCATTTTCTGCACTGGAAGCGTTCGGCAGAGAGAGCTAATGCAAGCCGTCCGGAAGTCGCAAAGGAGCGCGGCAACCACGATGCTGGGCAGTGCACCAGACCGTGACTTTAGCGCTTACTTCGGAAGGCCGGCCGAGAGCCTGTCGCTCTAGGCGAGTCGATATGACGGAACGTTATGCGGCCCTTGCTCAAGTCGTATGCTGACAGCTCAAGGGTGACCCGATCGCCGGCGAGAATGCGAATGAAGTTTTTCTTCATCCGGCCAGCGGTGTAGGCGATAAGATTGTGTCCGTTTTCTAACTGCACGCGGAAACGGCTGTCGGGGAGGATGTCTTGGACAACGCCTTGCATCTCGATGAGTTCTTCTTTTGCCATGACTTAAACCCCCTGTATGAGGTGGATTTGTCGAGCTTGTCCGCCGAAATCCGAGTTGGCGAGCTTGTACGAGACTAGCTTGTGTTCTAGCGAGCCTGCTGGCTGCGCTTCAGAGAAATCATTTATGTTGGCCATAACATCATAGCCACCGGCATTCGGCCTGATCTGGCCAATACCTTTTAACCTGCTAAACCAATGGATAGTTCCTGTATGTGTACTGATATGCTGCTCCTAGCTGTGGACGAATGCGCCCAACTCTAAAGTAGAGCCATAGGTCGAGAATCGGACAGGAATGGGCTAGGCCTAGACAGGAAAGATACAGGACGGTGACGAAGTACCGAGATGGGGCGCCCAGTGTACAGCAAAAGGTGGTATCAGCCTAATAACGCATAGATGAGCGCTCTTACCAAGATCAACGGCGGGCTGATTCGCTGGCCTATGCCGGTGGAAATTTCGGTGGTAGCCTTGTGTTCAGCCGTGGTTGGCGCGATGGATGCAGCGCCGTTGGCATTTTGATGAAGCACCGTATTGCGCAGCACTCGTATCCCAACGCAACACGTAGGAGCATTACATGAACGACCGAGTATCTGAAGAACTGTTGGCGGCAGCGGCGGCGCGCCACGCAATAGACGCTATCACCCAAGTCAGCGTGCCGCCGCTGAATTTTCAAGACTTCATTGCGCAAAGCGGGGAATCTCTTATCACCGATTCAATGAAGATCGCGATGGTGTTCGGCCGTCAGCATAAGACCGTGCTACGCTCCATCGATATCCTACGCTCCCAACTACCGGCAGACCATCGGCACTATTTTGTGCCCATGGTGTTCGCAACGGAAATTGGCAGCGGCGCCACCCGAAACGACCGAGGTTTTGAGATCACGCGCGACGGGTTCGCATTGCTCGCCATGGGCTTTACGGGGCGGCGCGCGCTGGCTTTTAAGTTGGCATATATCGACGCATTTAACGCGATGGCGGCTTTCATCAAAAACCAGCGCGACGGTCTGCGCTTCCGCTGCATGGAGCTGGAACTTGAAGATAAGGACAGTAAGCGGCGGGGCAGCCACCACGCCAAAGACCTGAATCAGCGCAAGCGGGAGAAGAGGGTGATTGACCCGGAACTGAACGAATTGCGTGAGAAGGTTCAGCCGAAGCTGGTCTAGGCGGGCGCTGGAAGCCCCGACAGACGGGGCTTCTAATCCGAGTATTACTTTCCTCGCTTTGCTCTCTCCGCGTCTTGTGCATCAAGTTGCTGCTGGATTCTCTTGAGGGCAACACCTGTTTCTTCGGCGGTCTTTTTCGATTCCTCAGCAGATTTCTTCACCTCCTCGGCGGCCTTCTTGACTTCGGCTTGCGAAGTAGCTGTGTTCTTCCCCGATTCGAACGAAGCGACCATGTTCGAGAGGACGGTAGCATTAAATGATGCGATAGCTACGACAGTCGCAACAGCAGTCACAATAGTCGTCCATTTCAAGTTCTTGATGTCGGCACGCGTTTCTTGCGCTTCTTTAATAGACTGCTTGACTGATTCCTCAATCGACGCAACCCTTCCGTCCATCGTCTTTTCGAGGAGAAGGAGTTTAGCGTCGAGCTCACCTTGGCTAACAGTAGTCATGTTCTCATGATGGGGACGGTCCATTGGTTTGTCAACCGTGGGTGTGCGAGATAGCGTACCCAAAGGCACTGCACGCTCCAATTTCGATTTGATTTCCTCTGCGCTAAAAGCCATTTCAGGCATCCCTCTCTTTTAACCAGGTGAGTAGGATGTTGATATTTTGCAATCGAGTATTGCCGCAATTAGCACAGGACATTGGGAGCAATTGAACACCTTCAATTGTTTTAGTGCCGTCCATATTGTAGATAGTCGGGAAAAAAATTTGGGGAGCCAGATCATCATCTGGGCGCGAATCTGCGATCTTGTTGTCACTTGGGATCGTCCAATCGTCGGAGTCGCAATAAGAACATTTGATTGAACTGTTTTTTGCTTTGAAGAAGCTAGTTAGATCAGCGCCGCTTATTTTCATTATTTAATCTTCCCTATCTTTTTGAGGTTTTAATGGGGCACCGATGAATTATCGGCGCCACAGGAATGGAAATGGCGCGACATCATTTCGCGCCGATAGCCATCCAGTGATCTTCGAATGCTTTGGGCCAGCTATGCGCTAAACTCAGCACCACATCTCGCGCACGCCGCGTCCTTACCACTACCCATATGTCGGCACTTCGAGCAGATCGAGAAGTTGTTTGGCGCTGCAACCAGGTCGCGCATGAATTCCGCATCTTCTTCGGGTGTGGTTTGCGCCTGCGGCGGCCGGGAGACAGGTCGCGCGGGCTGTCGCTGCTGCATCGACCCAAAGCCGACCAAGATTGCTCCGACCACCGACAAGATGCCCGAAAAAATCATGACATTTTGACGTTGGGAGATTTTATCGATATTGGCGACCTGCATCGCCGGAGACTTGATGCCGTAGCCATAGTCTCTAGCTGGAACGTCGATCCCAACGTCCATCGACAATGAGTAAGCTCCCAACGCGAGTCCTAGAACTAAAATCGCGATACCCCAGTTCTTCATGATTTACCCTGTCAATTCGATGCCACTATTGTAAGGAGAATTGAAAGTTGGAAATCTATCCAATTGTTGCATCAATTACAGTCGATCTCGGAAATTCTTCGGGGTGAAGTGCACGACGCGTCCGATAACGATGCAGTCTGTGCCTCGACACGGAACCGGCTTGAAATCCGGGTTATCGGAAGCCAGGAACCAATCGCGTCGATCATAGAGCAAGCGCTTGATGACGGCCTGACCCTCGTAGTTCATCGCGAAGACGCCGCCGTTTTTGCGGACCTTATCGGCCGTGTTCACTACCGCAATGTCGCCCTCGTACATAAGCGGCTGCATGCTATCACCCTTGACCTTCACTGCGACGAGTGCGGCAGGGTAGAGATCGTTCTCCTCCAGCCATTGGCGAGGCACATGGTGTTTGCCGCCATCATAATCCAGCGGCTCAAGAATGATGCGATCCACGCCGGCCTGCACATCGATCGAAACCATTCTAATTTCGACATTTGGTTCCGCATGGTCCTCGTCATCAGTTACCGCGCGCGCACCAGGAATCTCGCCGGCAGCTTGCGATGCTTCGTTGATCTGACTGGCGATCGTCGGACTGAAGTCAACGACGGCCACGCCGAGGCCTCGCGCGAAGGCGGCGGCGGCCTTGATGTTGAGCGGACGCCGTGCGAGGAGGTACTGAGACACCATCCCCTGGGTGCCCAACTCAAACTGCGAGCCGAATTCCGACTGCGAAATCTTTGGTTCGCGTTTGTCGAACAGTGCCTTGAGACGATCTGCATCGTCGACTTGCCATTGTTCTAGGGGCTTAGGGTCTGCTTTCATGCGCGGAGTATAGCAATGCTATTAATCGCCGCAACGAGCAATGCTATTGACTTATATAATAGCGGTGCTATTATTGCGGCATGGACCTGAAAAACTACTTCTTGAGCTCGGACACCACGAAGGCCGCCTTTGCTCGTTCGATTGGTGTGTCGTCGGCCTTGCTTCATCAGTGGGTCGAGCGGATTCGACCTGTCGCCCCGCAGCATTGCCCTCAAATTGAGTTGCATACAAAAGGCGCAGTTACTCGCGCCGACCTGCGCCCAGATGACTGGCATCTGATCTGGCCCGAACTCGCCACCACCGGAGAACCCCATGAACACTCGTAAGCACCTGGACGCCTTCGTGGCGAAGCTGGGATACGTCCGCGCGCCGCAAAAATCTGAATTGGTCGTCGCCTCGCTGAAGATCGAGGTGGATGACAGCCAAGTGCGCGGCGCGCTGGAGCCAGTGCGGCAACTGACCGTCGCGGCGGGCGAGGCCGAGGCTGCGCTGGCGAAGTTGTGGAATATCCAGGCGACGGTGCGGAATTGCTCACCATGCGCAAGTTCCGGCGCAGTGGGTGGTACCACTTCGAAATCCGTTCTCGAAGATGAAATGGAACGGCGCGGCCAGATGACATCCGGTCTTCGCATTTAGGCGCCTGTAGTGCTGCGTGAAGCTAGGTAGCTCTCGATGTCTGAAAAGAACATCTGCATCTGTCCGATTACAGCAGCCCGGACTTCGTCTGTTGGAAGCGATAGTAGCGATTCGTTTTGCACGGTGGCCGACTCGGCTTCGAGCAGGAACTTGGCTGCAGCCTGATGTTCGGCCTTGGCATCTTGCTCGTAAAAGCGCGTGAATAGATGTTGAAGAATAAGTCGCTGCGCCGTTAGAGCCACATGAATTTTTTGTAGATCGTCCATGGGAGATCCCTTTGCAAGTTGTTGTGTGAGAACTGCAACTGTAGCGCATTAGGATCTCCCGCCCGAATATTTGAAAGGAAGCCTGATGAGCAACCACGAAACCCTGACCGCCGCGCTGCTGGCCGCATTCAACCTCGATGCCGACAAGGCTGATCCAGCAGTCGTTGCCGGTGCTGCCGCTGGCGTGCTGTTGGCGCTGCAAGAGCCGCTGCTGACCGAGCTGCGCAAGCAGACCACGCTGCTGGAAGTGCTGGCGAAGCAGGGCGACCGCGCGCTGCACGTCGGCATAAACGGCACGGGCTTCGGCATCACCACGGTCGCCGCAAACGTTGCCACCGGCGCCGCAGCATCCGGCCTGTCGGGCTGACGCCCACCACGAAATTCGCAAGACTTGAATCACCCGCATCACCTGAAAGCCTGAATCACTTTTATAGGAAAAACCATGAACACCACCAGTAGCCGCAAGCCCAATCCCCGCTTGAATGTCGTCAAGGTGTACCTCGGCGACGATGAGCAGGCCACCCTGCAAAGTCACTGTCACGCCAGCGACACCAGCATCAGCGCGTTCCTGCGTCAGGCTGGTATCCGCATCGCGACAGCGCACCAGCAGATTACTCGCTTCCCTGGGCGGCAAGAAGGGGCTGGTGCAGGCCTGCGCCGGGCCTTCTCTTTCCCAGGGCAGAGTGTGCGTCGCGTTTCGCGCGGTGCGCTGCGCCCTATGCGTTCGTGAATTGATGACCCTCTGCGATCCAAAAGTCGCACCAAGAAAGGACGAACCGATGAACCACCTGATGATCGCTGACGTGCAGATTCGCACCGATGAACACGGTCGCTTCTCCCTGAATGACTTGCATAAGGCTGCCGGCGCCGAGGCGCGCCACCGCCCACCGCTCTGGTTGGAAAATCAGCAGACTCAGGACTTGGTCGCTGAGTTAAGCGCGGAAGCAGGTGATGCAGGAATTCCTGCATCGGTCGTGAGCATTAAAGGAGGGCTGCATCAAGGCACCTACGCGGGCAAGGAGTTGGTCTACGCCTATGCGATGTGGATCAGCCCGAAGTTCCATCTGCAGGTGATCCGCACGTTCGACGCAGCGGCGACCGGCACCGCACCAACTCCGCGCAAGGTCAAGGCGCCGAAAGCGCCTGTACTGGAAGCCGCCGCGATGATGCCGACACTGGTTCGCGCGCTGCGCGCCTGCGGCATAGATAAGAACGCAGCCGCCATCGGCGCCAACCAGATCGCCACTGCTCAAACTGGTGTGAACCTTCTGGCCATGGCAGGCCACTCGCACTTACCAACACCGACCCAAGAGATCTGCTACACGCCGACCGAACTGGGTAAGCGCTTCTGCCAAAGCGCAATCACATTCAACCGCCGCTTGGCTGACGCCGGCCTGCAGGAGAGCGTCGGCGGCCACTGGGTTCCGACCGAGAAAGGCCGCCGGCACGCTGTCGTACTGGATACCGGTAAGGCGCACGGTAGCGGTACGCCGATCCAGCAGGTGAAGTGGGTTGATTCTGTTTTGGCAGAGATCGCTTTGTGAATTCGGGATGCCGCGCCCCGTCGCGCGCGGCGACACAGAAGATGGAGAACCCTATGTCAGTAGCAGTAGCAGTAGCAGCCCAACCAGGCGCACCAGCATTCCTCGACACACTGATCGATAAGCTGAAATTAAAGAACGACGCCGCGCTGGCGCGGGCCTTGGAAGTCGCACCACCGGTGATCAGCAAGATCCGCCACCGCAAGCTGCCCTTCGGCGACAGCATGATCCTGAAGGCACACGAGAAGTTCAACTTCGCGGTGGCCGATATCCGCGCCGGCCTGGCCGGGAAGGCGCAGTAATCAATGACGCAGCAGGAAAAGAAAGAGCAGGGCGCCGAGCCGTTGCCGACCGAACCCGGACACGTGATGGGGCGAGAACACTACGAGCGCCTGGCGCGCGAAGCAGCGGCAGACCAGCAGAAATAGAAAAAGCCGCGTTGGCGCGCGGCTTTCGGAACAACCATCCCTACGAGGACTCAATGCGAAATATAACACAAACTGAACCGGCGCCGGAGCACACCGGCACGCCGGCGGAGAAAGCCGTCCGCACCTTGGTCGACTGGCGCCACAAGGACCGCGCACACATCGCCAATAAAGCCGACCGCGACGCCCAGCGCGCCGAGTACCGTGCACGCCAGGATCTGCGCGGCGCCGCCGACAACCTGAGCGAGAAGGCGGGGCAACCATGACGACCGCCACTTTCCCAGCCAAGGGCACTCGCTCGCACACGCTGCTGGTCGCGTTGCAGCAGGGGCCAGGCACCTTCTATCAGGTCTGCGAGCGCGCCGGCTTCGACATCGAAGATACACGCCTGGAATATGCGCTGCGCAAGATCTTTGATCGCCTGATCGGCGGCAATGCTCGCGTGGTCGGCATCATTTACCACCTCACCGACGATGCGCGCCGCGCGCTGGAACCGGTCAATGCAGTAGCTCCGCCGTACGTCGGCCAGGTCGCTGGCCCGGCATTCCGTGGCACCTATCATCCGTCGCAGGTCCGCATCGTGCGCCGTGCAGCTGGAGCGCGAGCATGACGAAATCTCGTGGCATCAATGCACCGAAGCACAAATGGACGCCAGAGCAGGATGCGGCACTACGCAATCAATATCCTGACATGCGTGCCGCCGACGTGGCTGCAGCGCTCGGTATTCGTTTGCCCACCCTTTATGCCCGCGCCAAACGCCTAGGGCTAACGAAGTCCGAAGAATTCAAGAGCAGCGCTGCATCCGGACGCCTCGACGGCGTGCGGGGCTCGGCCACGCGGTTTGCATCCGGTCACGTGCCATGGACCAAGGGGCAGAAGGGCAGAAGGGCATTCACCTCAGTCCAGACACGGAATTCAAGAAAGGCGAACGACCCGTCAACTATATGGGCATCGGGTCCGAGAAACTGCATATGGGATATGTGTGGCTCAAGATCGCTGACGGGGGCTGGCCAGAAGCGTGGAGGCCGAAGCATCACGTACTTTGGGAGCGCTCGCACGGATCCGCTCCGCCGGCAACGCACTTGCTGTCATTCCGCGACCGTGACCGTAACAACTTCGCACTCGACAACCTCGAACTGATCAGCAAAGCCGATTGGATGCGCCGCCACACGCGCCACAACCTGCCGAAAGAAATCGCTGACCTGATGGCCCTGCAAGGTGCACTCACGCGCCAAATCAACAAACGGAGTAAACGAGATGAGCAATAACAACATTGACGCGCTGCGCGAACACCTGTTCGGCGCGCTGGCCGGCTTGAAGGATGGTTCGGTCGATATCGAGAAGGCCAAGGCCATTTCCGGTGTGGCGCAGGTGATCATCAACACGGCGAAAGTCGAAGTGGAGTATGCGAAGGCGACAGGGCAGGGCGGTAGTGAGTTTTTGACGCCTAAGCCGGCGCTTCCGGCTGGCATTACAGGCGTAACCCAGCACCGGATTCGATGATTATGGAGCTTCTCTGCCAGTTATTCCGTCGAAGCTGCATCCAACATTTTTTGTATGCGGTCTCTGCATTTCAACATGGTATTTGCGCGGGTGAAAGCCCTCTTTACTCGCTTGCTCGATGTGTAAGTCTTCGCATTCTGTTCCCGGACCGCCGTCAATGTGTAGGCGAGCTCTCGAATCAGCGTAAGCACTTCTGCATAGAGCACTGGGTCGATAGGCCTGAGTGTGAAGTTATGCAAAGACGTTTGCATCTCTTCGATACGGATAGTGGACAGTTTTTTCTCATGACCTGCAAACAGGGTTCTGTTCATAACGTACTTGCGGTGTACGTCCATATGAATGCCATATACGTCTTTCGCCAGTCTGAGTCCTATTTCAAGATGAATTAGATCCGTTTTTCGGTTCTCTTTCTCTTTATTGCGCTCGCCGTGATTCAGCTGATAGCTGACAGCCATCCAAGCGACAACAATCGCGATGACCGAGCCTATGGCTTGCATCCAGCCTGCCGCCTCCTCGGACCAAAGAATGGTGCTAGTCGCCCGGATGAATAACAGGACCGCTATCAACGCACAGGCGGAAATGCACGCAAGAAGCAAGACCTCTGACCAAAGGCGAACTTTTTCTAGCATCGTCAATATCTTGTCAAAAGGAAATATATTACCATGATCTACGACCTGTCCCGCGCAGAGCGCCAGCACCGCGCCATCGCCAACGAAAAGCCTGGTCCGGTGCTCGAATCGAAGCGCTGCGCCTGCGGCAACAAAGCCTTCGCAAAGCAGCTTGCCCAGCACGGCAAGTGCGGGGCCTGCCAGTTCACGGACCGCGCCGCCACGCTGCGGCCGGAAGATCTGGAAATCCTGCATCACATGCTGGGCGCTACGCCGCACCACGCAATGGCACGCTGGGGCTTCCGCAACGAGTATCTGGTGAACCGCCGCGACCTGCCATCGATGGAGCGCCTAGTCGCAGCCGGATTCGTGCGCGCTGGCCAGCCGCTGCTGCAGCTGCTCTGCTTCCACGCCACATCCCCCGGTTGCAAGCTGGCCGGCCTGTCGGCGAAGCGGACTGAGGTGGCGCTGTCGCTGGGAGCGCGGCCATGACTCGCTCGCTTGATTCAGTCACCAATCTGCGCCAGTTCGATCTGCCCGCCGGGCTTGGCAACGTTTGCCAGCTTGTTGCGGTAGCCGCATCTTGGGCAAAGGAAGTACATGCCGAAATGGTCGATCGCCGGTTCACACTCGACGAACTTAAGGTTGATCGTGCAGCGTTTGCATGTCCACATGGCCACCTCCTGACAATAGAGGGGCAATCGTAGCATGAATCAATCCGATATTTTCGGCGCTGGCGAGGCCCGGTTGCGAGGTACAGATGGACTCGGCTTGACTGCCAAGTCGATGCAGAGCTACCTCGGCATCAAGCATTCAAATCTTCAAAGCATCGATGAGCTCCTTTACTTCATCGAAGAGCTTGTCCACACAGTGCCCAGCCGCGCCGAACGATTGATTGCCGGTATTAATTACTTGCATTCGGGAGTCAACCCACTTCGAAGGATCCTCTTCGTCCCGCAATTCGGCTACAGCCATTGCGGTATAGGTCGCTGTCTTGAATGGGTCAGAGGTAGGTGTTCGTGTGGAGCATCTGATGGTAACGTCCCAGCCGAGGTACGTCCGTTGTACGGTATGGCACATAGCTCTCTTTCTCGGACGGGGTTTCATAGTAGCACCGAATCGTTGACAAACTTGCTGATTAATATTTTCCCCTCGAAGAGGTCAATATGAGACGCTCATCCATGGGGCCACGCACTGCGCCGATGAAGCGCCAAGCCTTCGCGCGCGGCGAGCGCATCGAAGCCTGCGAGGTGACTAAGCTCATCATCCAGGAAAAGAAAGTGCGGCTGCGGAAGTGCGCTGTGTCGACATGCCGTAAGCCTTTCGCGCCCCGCTCGATCACGCACAAAACCTGCGGACCGGAGTGTGCGCAGGAATTCGTCCGGCTGGAAAAGATCCGCAAGGATCGTCGCGAGCGCCAGGACGGGCTAGCGAGGTTGCGCACGAAACGCGACTACGTGAAGCTTGCTCAGGTCGCCTTCAACGCCTATATCCGCGCGCGTGATGCGCACCTGCCGTGCATCTGCTGCGGCCGCACGTCGGAGAAGCAGTACCTGACCGGCACGAACTGGGATTGCGGTCACTACCGCAGCACTGGCAGCGCACCGCATCTGCGCTTCCACGAAGACAACGCGCACCGCCAGCTGACCGTCTGCAACCGGCACGGCGCCGGCCGCGCCGTCGATTACCGAATCGGCTTGATCGCCAGGATCGGACTGGCGAGGGTCGAGGCGCTGGAAAGTGATTGCGAGCCGCGCCACTACACGGTCGACCAGTTGATCGCCCTGACCGCGCACTACAAGAGAAAACTAAAAGAACTGAAAGCGGCCGCTGCCTGATGGCCGGTCCATAACTACTGAACGGAGAAGCAATGAGTGCATTTAACCCTGAAGAACAGAAGCTGCTGGTGCAGGCCGAATACGGCCAGTTCCTGCTGGAGAAAATCAAGTTGGCCCAGAAGAATGGCTTCGACGTGCCGCTGGAGCAGATCCATCCAGGCCTCAAGCCACACACGCGCGACATTGTGCGCTGGGCGCTCGCTGGTGGCCAGCGCGCCATCTTCGCGTCGTTCGGCCTGCATAAGACCAGCACCAACCTGGAAGTGATGCGCCAGATCGGCATCCACCGGCCGGGCGGCGTGCGCGGCATCGTGGCGCCGCTGGGCGTGCGCCAAGAGTTCTCGCGCGAGGTGGCGAAGCGCTTTACTGGCGACCAGGTGGTCGACCTGCGCTTTATCCGCTCGGACGCGGAGATTGATGATCCGGCCACGATCTACATGACGAACTACGAATCGGTCCGCGAGGCCAAGGTCGACGTGACGAAGTGGCAGGCGTCCGGCCTGGACGAGGCCAGCGTTCTGCGCAGCTACGGCAGCAAGACCTATCAGGAGTTTCTGCCGATGTTCGAGTCGGTCGAGTTCAAGTTCGTATACACCGCCACGCCGAGCCCCAACCGCTTCAAGGAGTTGATCCATTACGCTGGCTACCTGGGCGTCATGGATACTGGCCAGGCGCTGACCCGCTTCTTCCAGCGCGACAGCGAGAAGGCCGGCAACCTGACCCTGTACCCACACAAGGAGCATGAATTCTGGCTCTGGGTCGCCAGCTGGGCGGTGTTCATCCAGCGCCCTAGCGACCTGGGACACTCGGACGCGGGCTATGATCTGCCGCCGATCGAGGTCCGGTATCACGAGGTGCCGAGTAACTACGATAGGGCCGGCGCCGAGAAGAATGGCCAGGGCCTGTTGATCCCGAACGTGGCCATGGGCTTGTCGGCCGCCGCCGGCGAGAAACGGGACAGCATGCCGGCGCGGGTCGCCAAGGTCGCAGAGATCATTGCGGCGGCGCCGGAAGATCACTTCGTGGTCTGGCATGATCTAGAGGATGAGCGCCACGCCATTCAAGCGGCGATCCCTGCCTCCGTGAGTGTGTGGGGCACGCAGGACCTGGAGGAGCGCGAGCAGCGCATCGCCGACTTCAGCGACGGCAAGTTCCCCGTCTTGTCGACGAAGCCGATCATCGCCGGTTCGGGCTGCAACTTCCAGGTACACTGCCACCGCGAGATTTTTGCCGGCATTGGCTTTAAGTTCAACGACTTCATCCAGGCCATTCACCGCGTCCAGCGCTTCCAGCAGGCGCATCCGGTCATCGTCGACATCGTGCACACCGAAGTCGAGCGCAAAGTGCTGGCCGACCTGCAGGTGAAGTGGCAGCAGCACGAGGAGATGCAGGCCAAGATGGGCGAGATCATCCGCACCTACGGGCTGGACCAGTTGTCGATGCAAGACTCGCTGGCGCGGACCATCGGCGTGCAGCGCCAGGTTGCCGTCGGCGATCACTTCAGTGTCGCGCACAACGACTGCGTGCTGGAGGCGCTGGAGCGGCCGGAAAACTCCGTTGGCATGATCTTGACGTCGATCCCGTTCGCCAACCATTATGAATATTCGCCGAGCTACAACGATTTCGGCCACACGCAGGATAACGCGCAGTTCTGGCGCCAGATGGATTTTCTCACCCCGCAGCTGCTGCGCATCCTGCAGCCTGGCCGCATCTACGCTTGCCACGTCAAGGACCGGATCCTGTTCGGAAACGTCACCGGTGCCGGCGTGCCGACCGTGAGTCCATTCCATGCTGAGGCGCTCTTCCATGGCTTGAAGCATGGCTTCGACTACATGGGCATGATCACGGTAGTAACCGATGTGGTACGGGAGAACAACCAGACTTATCGCCTGGGCTATTCTGAAGTGTGTAAGGACGGCACGAAGATGGGCGTCGGCTCGCCAGAGTACATCCTGCTGTTCCACAAACCGCAGACAGACCGCGCGCGCGGCTACGCCGACACCCCGGTGACGAAGGTCAAGCCACGCTGCCTGGACGATCATGGCCGGCCGGTAGACTTCGATCGCGCGCTGCCGCCGATTCCCGGCACCGGGTACAGCGTCGCCCGCTGGCAGGTCGATGCACATGCGTTCTGGCGTTCCAGCGGCAACCGGCTGCTGGGCGCCGCCGAGCTGGCCAGCTACGGACCGGCCAAGTTGGCGAAGATGTTCACCGAGCTGTCGCTGGCCAACGTCTACGACTATCAGCTCCACGTGGACACTGGCGAGCAGATGCTGGCCAACAAGGCGCTGCCGGCCACCTACATGAGCCTGGCGCCTGGCAGTAGCGATCCGATGGTCTGGCACGACATTGTGCGCATGAAGACCTTGAACGGCGCCCAGGCGGCGCGCGCAGTGGAGAACCATGTCTGCCCGTTCCAGATCGACATCGTTGACCGCCTCATCAACCGCTACACCAATCCGGGCGAGGTGGTCTATGACCCATTTCACGGCCTCGGCACGGTTGGCGTGCGCGCCGTGAAGCTGGGTCGGCGTGGCGCCGGTTCAGAATTGAACGCTACCTATTTCCGCGACCAGGTGCACTACCTGCAAGAAGCCGAACGCGAGGTCAGCATGCCGACGCTGTTCGACCTGGTGGCACTGGACCAGGAGAATGCATCGTGACGCGCCGACATGCTTTAACCAGCGAGCAGTTGCGCGAGCTGCGCGCGCAGTACAAGCCTGGTGTGCGTGGCGCCGGCTACGAGTCGTTAGCGCGCCGCCTCGGAGTCGGCGTCTCCACCGTCCGCGATGCGCTCACCGGTCGTACCGCTTACGCGGCGGCGACTTGGGAGGTGTGCAATGGCAGGTGATTGGATCAAGATGCGCCTGGACCTCCAATCGCATCCGAAAATTGTCCGCATTTTGTCCGCAACAAAATCGGACAAGTTTCGGGTCATCGGTGGACTGCATGCTGTCTGGAGCGTGTTCGACACGCATTCGAGCGATGGACGGCTTGATGGCTACACGCCTGAAGCACTCGACCACATCATCGGCTGGCCGGGCTTCGCCGACGCTGTAATTGCGGTCGGCTGGCTGGAGGTTGATGGGGCTGAAACCCTGATTCTGCCTGAGTTTGACGAGCATAACGGCAAGTCGGGGAAGCGTCGCGCGGAGGATCAAAAGCGCAAGCGCGAGGGCCGGAAAAGTCCGCAAACTGTCCGCAATTTGTCCGAAGATGATGCGGAAGAAAAGCGGACTAGAGAAGAGAAGAGAAGAGAAGATAAAGAACATAAAACCTCGTCCGAGAAAAAGCCGGCCGAGGGTGGCGAGGACGATGGCTCTGGTGAGCGCGATGAGCGCCGTGGAAAGCGCCGGGGAACTGCCGACGACGAGAAGTGCGCGCGCTGGCTGTTCGGCCGCGTGCTGGCGAACAACGACTCGGCGAAGCCGCCGAACTTCGATGGCTGGGCCGACGACGTGCGTTTGCTCCGGGAGCGCGACAAGCGCACGCATGCCGAGATTTGCGAGCTGTTCCAGTGGGCGCAGGCTGACAACTTCTGGCGCGCCAACATCCTCTCGCCGGCGAAGCTGCGCGAGAAGTGGGACCAACTGACGATGAAACGCGGTACGCCGCAGAAAGGACAGAAACATGACAGCTTCGCTACGCAAGATTACCGCGCAGGGGTTGGCGCCGATGGCTCGTTCTGAGGGGCGCCCGCGCTACTTCAGCGCAGTGCTGACCGACTGCGAACAGCACGGCGAATATGCATCAATGGAACTGCCCAGCGGCTGGTCGACCTGCGTGTCGTGCTCTCTGGACGCCGAGAAGGTCGCCGCAAATGCATCAAACGAGGCGTGGCGACGCGAACTGGACGCGCGGGCATGGGACGCTCGTCTCGGTCGTGCGGCGATCCCTGAGCGCTTCTCAGACCGCCGGCTCGACACCTACCGACCAACTTGCCCCGAGAGTCAGCATGCGCTGCAGGTGGCGCAGCGATACGCCGACAACTTCGGTGCCGTGCGTAAGTCGGGCGTGTGCTTGATCTTTTGCGGCGACGTCGGTACCGGCAAGACACACCTCGCCGCCGGCATTGCGCACGTGGTACTGGAGCAAGGCGGCCAGGCTGTCTTCTCGTCGGTGATTCGCGCCGTGCGGTCGGTGAAGGAAACCTACAGCAAGGGTGCCGAGCGGACCGAGGCGCAAGCGCTGCGCGACCTGGTGGAGCCTGACCTGCTGATCCTCGACGAAGTGGGTGTGCAATTCGGCAGCGACGCCGAGAAGCTGATCCTGTTCGAGATCATCAACGGGCGCTACGAGTCGCGCCGGCCGACGATCATCATCAGCAATCTGGCGATCGGCGAGCTGGAGAAGTACCTGGGCGCCAGGGCGGTCGACCGCCTGCGCGAAGGCGGCGGCAAGGTGGTGGTGTTCGACTGGGAATCTTATCGCGGACGACGGGAGGTATTGGCATGATCGGCAGCGATCAGGACAAGCAGCAGGTCGAGTTCGCGCAGATGGTGCGGCGGTACCGCGAGAATATCAAAGCGCACGTTGAGTTCAACCAGCTGCTAGCGCACACGATGCGCGCGAAGTATGTCGCGCTAGTGAAGGAGGGCTTCAGCGAAGACCAAGCGCTAATTCTCTGCAAGGGCTGACCATGGGTGGCATGTACCTCAATCCGCTCGTGCTGCTGGAGGCGAAGCAACTGGTCGGCCAGGAGGAGGGCGACAAGACCGCGCTGCTGGTGCTGATCGCGCTCGACGCGGCGAAGCGCGGCGCGGCGCCGGCGAGCCTGGCCAACACGTTGACGGAGCATCTGCTGACCAGCGCGGCGATCTGGTCGCAGCAGGGTAATCGTCCACTCTACGAAAAGGCGGTAGTGGCGTGGACGGTGCTGCTCAAGGCCTGCGAGCGGCCGACGGAGTTGCTGGACCTGACGACCGGCGAATACGCCTCCATCCGGCTGGCAATCAGCTACTACGTGCGTGCGCTGCCACTGCTCGAAGTGGGCGCGCTGGCTGCGGGGTATGCGAAAGCGCTGCAGCAGCTGCGCGGCTGATGACGTTGCTATCTCGACAGTCTAGCGCGGAGGAAATTACTGTGTTAACGTCCAGCCACACACCTTGGAGCATGACAATGGGCTTTGCCGACCGATACCTTCACGCAGTTAATTCATCCGACCTGCGCGATGACGAGCACCACCACGCCACCGATGCCCTGTGCGCAGCGGCCGTGGCGGATTCGGCTGGCGCCGGGATCGGCTCGCTGCTGTCTCGCGTCAAGTACGCCGATGGCACGCAGCACAAGCTCTTCGAGTCCGGTAGCGCCAACCTGGCGCAGCTGGTGCGAATCTGGACCGCGCGCGTCATCGAGAAGGGACGTGATCGGAAGTGGGTGAAGATCGGTAACGCTTGGGATGGGCAGGCCGCCGAGGCGCTATACCGTCGCGTGGCTGAGCGCTCGCTGGCGCACTGGTTGGACGGAAAGTGCCCGGCCTGCTCGGGCAGCGGCAACACGTCGGACCGGCGCATTTGCGTTCCGTGCAAGGGCATCGGCAAGAGCGAAGTCGGCGGGCAGGGCTTCGAGCGCGAGCGAGTGCTGGATATGGTCAGTGAGTTGGAGGGGTTGCTTCATGCCCACAATGCTCGCGCCGCTTCGCGCTTGCTTCAGCACTCACAGTCCGAAAATTGATTCAAGGTTTTCGTGGTGGTGCTCACTTAGATAACTTGGCTTCTCGGCCTTGAGTGTTATCGCAGGCGTATCAAATAGGGCTATGTTTAAAAGATAGTAGCCTGATATTTGCTGATTTGGCTCATCAAGTACTGCGGTAATGATGAAGTCTGCCAGTGGTTGGCTGGCGGATTTAATTTTCCATCGAACGCCCTTTAGCGAGTTGTAATAACTTGGCGCGAGAACCATTTTGACAACGAGGTCGCGGTCGATTATCAGTATTTCTCGCGTCGGCCCTTGTTCTGCAATATGCCCCTGTGAGTGGGCAAAGCTTTTCACCCTCTCGAAGAACGACATCCGTAGATCGTGGATTCGATGCCATGAGCGCCGCTGCTGCATCATTCTTTCCGATGGTCTTAAGCCCGCGTACTCGTAGGCTTTTTCGAGTGTGCCGAAGCGGCGACGGTAGCTGTTTGTAGTGGTTTAATGTACCCGGACACTGATTTAGGCGAGAATGCTCGCCATGGAGAGGTGTTTGATGAGCAAGCAGAGACGTACGTTTTCCCCGGAGTTCAAACAGCAGGCGGCGTGCCTGGTGCTG